GTTACTGATATTCAATACATTATAAATTTATTTATAGATATTAAAAAAGGAAATAAAGAAGCCTTAGCTACGTTAGTTAAAAATATGAATATAGACGTATACGATCTCCCTACGGAAGAAATCCAATATACGCCTACTCAATACGGTAAAGACGAAAATATGTTGGTGTTACAAGACACTATATCTAGATTAAGACAAGATCCTGAGTTTGAGAGAACTCATCAAGCTTTCTTATCTATGGATGAAACTTCTAAGTTAGCTTTCGTGAACAATCCTAGTAACCTTGAAGGACTTCATGAAGATATAAAAAACGGAGTATACGATGTTGTAATGCCAAAGGCAATGAAAGCGGCTGTGCTTGACGGCTATCGAAGACCTGTTTTAGATTACTATCTAAGCGAAGGTCAAAACTACTATAAAAATTTAAACGAGAGCCTGAAAGCCGAAGAGCGAGTGAAAGCTATAAAGCAAGAGCAGATATCTCAAGCTAAAGCTGCTGCTTCGCTTCCTCAACAACGGATGGATAAAAAGACTGTTACGGATTACCTTGACGAAGAAAATGACGAGGAGTACTACAAATGGTTAAAATCCGTTCGTGCCAAATACTAAAGGAAATAAATGGCAACATTCGAATACAAACAAGGTAATAACTCAACACAAGGTGCTAATACTATACTTCACTATTACGAACGTGCAGGTATCGAAGCGGCTAACTTAAAAGACATCTACGGACAGTTTGCCGATAGAAAATCTATGCCTTTAAAGTATGGTAAGACATACAAGATTTCTAGATGGCAAAGATCTTTCGATAGGAAACTATCAGATCCTGATTTTGCTAAAAAAGGTTTCTTATCTTCAAGAAATATAGATGACGTAACTAACGGTCTTAATAGTATCAAACTAGCTGAAGGAGCTACTACTGGTAACAAAGTAGATTTCCAAAAAGTTACAATCGAGACTAGTTTCGTTAGATACGGCGAAATGATTGAATATACTGATGAAGTCGATATGTTTTCTGAAGATACTATGCAACTTCGCTATCACGAAGAGCTAGGCGAAAAAGCTAACTTAAACTACGAAGACTTGATTCAACTAGATATGCTAGGTACGCCTACGGTTATTTACTCCGGTACAGGTACTAGCTTAGCTACTATGGGTGCAGGACTTATAGCATCCGGTGCTCAGGACGATAAGTTCAAAATAAGTTATAACCTTATCCGCAGAGGCGTTCAAAGACTTACTCGTAACCGTGCGGAGAAAAATACGGAGATCGTAACAGGTTCTGTTAAAATTGATACTAGAACTATTAATAAAGCGTTCTATGCAATTATTGGACCTGAAGTTAAATACGATCTTGAAAGTATAACTAAAGGTAAAAACGCTGCTGAAACTTTTGCGTATATTCCTGCTTATCAGTATGCCGATGCTAGTAAACTAGCTAACGGCGAAGTAGGGTGTATGCACGAGGTTAGATTCATTGAATCTGAAACTGCTACCGTTTATGCCGGACAAGGTGCTGCAATCCCTGCTAGCTATGCTGGAGAACTTGCTCATACGAATGGTAAATTTGACGTATTTCCTATCCTTTTCCCAACTAAAGGAGCATTCGCTACTGTAGGCTTAAAGGGTAAGAATAAGATTGTCTTTAGACAGCAAAGTCCTGATAAAGTAGAACTAGGCAATCCATTTGGAACAAAAGGTTTCTTTAGTTATAACTTCTGGTATGCAGGAATTATCCTACAACCGGAAAGACTACTAAAGATGTTGGTACTAGCTACCGCATAATTCATAGCCCCGAAAGGGGCTTACTAAATTTATAAAGGAAAAAGAATGGCTAAAATAAAAACTGAAGATACTCTAGAGCAAAACGAGCCTAAACTAGAGGAGAAAGAAGAGAAACTTCTTGACGAAGAAAAAGCTTTTATTATGAAAGCTAAAGAGGCTGCTTTTAAGACAAGGTTGGTTACTATTACTTCTAACGATAAGAGAGATAGCGATGTAGAGACTACCGTTATAGTTACTTGTGAAAATCAATACTTTGGACTTTCAAAAATAGTTCCTTTAAATATTCAAATTCAGTTAGAGCAATGCTTAATAGATACTCTAAAAGAAATAAAAATACCTTTACACGTACCTGAAATGGTTAATGGAAGACAGACTGGAAATAGTATCCTATCTCAAACTAATAAATATAACATAAGCTACGGAGAATAATTTATGCCTAACGTAACTATAGATGTAGAAACTTTAAAAGTAGAACCGTCGGATATAACTCACGGAAGTATTCTTTCAAGAACTCTTAATGGAGAGAAAAGACTATACTGGAACGGTCAAGGAAGTTATGACATCTTTTTAAATGCGTTAGATGAAGCTGTAAAAATAGAATATGATAATGGAAGAATACTTGGTGATAAGTATGCTGAAGTATATACTTCCATTATTTCTTTAGCACTAGAAAAAGGTATTCAAGTATCTTTTAATAACAGTGAATTAAAGTTAAAAGTAGAAGATTTAAAACTAAAAGCTGCTCAAATAGATGCAGACCTAGCTATAAAAGCAATAGACGTACAACTAAAGAAACAAGAGTTAGGTCTTAAAGAAAAAGAAATGAAATTACGTGAAAAAGAAATGGGGCTGAAAGAAAAAGAACTAACATTACGTAATAAACAACTTGAAGAAGAAATGAAATTAACTAAACTAAAGCAAGAAAACATAAGAGCTCAAACTAAAGTTTTAGATAGACAGATTGATGGTTTTAGTGATTACTTAAAAGTAAAACTTTTAGAAATACAACTTAAATCTTTTACGGATATGTTTAGTTCCGGTATGTTAGATATAGATGAAAACACTATGCCTGAAGTTCTTAAATCTAGCAAATTTACCGAAAGCTATAATATGGTTAAAGATAGTGCTATGAAAGAATGGAAAGATGCCGTAAGCGACTCTTTATACGCCGTAGAAAGACGTATTGCAAGAGCTGGGTTAGAATCTTCTATACCTTTATAAGTTTATGAAAGGGTTTCTATGGGATTATTTAGTAAAAAAGTACAACATCACGCTAAGAGATATACCCATTTATACGGAAACCCTCTACATAAGTTTACTATAGGTAAATCTAAAAATAAACGAAACAATGTCCAGAAGCTCTTTATAGAGGAGTATGTCTCAAAACTAAGAGCAGGGTTTGATACGTCTACTATTAGATATTCTCAAAGAACTAATTCTCAAAACCTTCACGATAGAGCTTGGTCAAGGAAAAAACTTCCTTACTCTTTTAATGTTGAAGTATCTAATTTAGAGTTTAACGAAGAAGCTTTTGAAAACGTTATAGGGTCGGATGTAACGATCTTATCTAAAGAGTTCGGTACTAATGCTTCACTAGAGTCTGAATACAATATAAAATTACAATTACCTAGTTATGACTACACTACTCAAACATACGTCCATAACGGATATACTCTGAAATTAATCAATTCTAATATTTTTCAAGTTATATCTCAGCCTCCGTTACCTAACCCAGTACCTCCAGATTTTAGATATACGTATAATCTAAATGAGAGTATACCTATAGAAAATCTAGGAGTATACCCTAGTTTTGGTTATTTTGAAAATACCGTAAAGAAACCTTTACTCTACGAAGAGCTAAAAACTAGATTTGGAGTAACTCAAGCAGAAATATCTACGTTTGCTTCATATTTTGATACAGAAACAAAAGTATTTAGAACGTCTGCTTACTTTACTTGGGAAGGACATGAAGAAGTAAAGACTACGCAAGATGCTGAAGGAAATAATGTAAGAACAGTTGAAAAAATATATGAGTACATTTATACCGATTATGACGCTACGGATACTTTATATGCTATGTATTTTTCAGAAAAGTTTGAAAAAAGATTCTTTATAGAATATGTAGACGGTAACGGTAAAAGAAATATCTATAAAGGAACTAACTACGAAAACTTTATAAATAAAACAAGAGTTAAAAAGATAGACTTCGTTTCCATATTTCCGGTAAAGAAGTATTTACCTACGGATAAAAAGACTTCTACTTTCCTAGATAGAGCTTTAGTTCAAGGAAACTATAAAAGCAAATATAAGAAGAAAAAACCTAAAGTACCTGCTCAAAAGCTAAGAGGGCTTACTGAAGAGCAGAAAAAGAATGCAGGTAAAGATCTTATAGAAACTATGCAAGAGAATGGTTCAATAGATGAAGCAGATGTAGGACAGTATCTTGACTTAAGTTTATTCTTTAAAAAAGAAACTCGATCTAATAAACTATGGCAAAGATACCTTAGATGTATAATGGAGTATTTAGATAATACTCTAGGTTTTGGAATGTACCATCAAGATGCTCCTAAACATAATCTATATGTAGATACTACTTTAGTTAGAGGTCCTAATAAATTTAAACTAAGAGTACAAGGGGTAAAACGTACAGTTAGATATATAAGAACGGATAAAATCTGTTTTATATCTACTGAACCTAGAAGTGGAGATTGCTACTTATATCTTAACGTTCCTGATTATTCTATGTCTAATCCTGTAGAAAGATCTAACGGTATATTTTACAAGTTTACTCAATACGGTCTTAACCTTAGTTATTGGTACTCTGAAGGAATGCTTGAAAGTTATAATTTTTACGGTAAGAATATGTCTTCTCAGAAACAGTCTAGATCTAAATACAATAGACATAACCTAGCTTCCTCTTTTTATTTAGATATAGACGTTAGAGAGTTTTCTAGAATTACTGGAGAACCTTGGGTTAATCCGGGAGATATATTAGATCCTCAATACGTAAAACCTTCTGTATATAAAGATAATGATATAGTAGAGTCTTACGTTATAGAAGAGACTTCTTTTACGTATGATGATAGGGTGAATTATATTCCTCCATATGTAGGAGAAACTAAAGACGACGAGTTAGTGCTTAATATGGCTCACTTATGTCCAATGCCTGTAAAATTGTGGAGAAAAGTTCCTCACGTAGTAAAACTAGAAGTGTTTCAATCCACTTTACTCTTATACTATCAGTACGGTTGGGAAGAAAAGAAAGGTACTATACTAGGTAAAATCGTAGGATTTGTATTAATTATTATAGGTATAGTACTAATGGTAGTGTTTTGGTGGACCGGTTCTATGGGTTGGGGAATGAGTATACTTGGTGCAGGACTTGCTTTACTTGGAGCTATGTACAACAATAAGCTTCTATCTAGGATAGGAGCTGTTATAGGAATTGCAGGAGGTTTCGTAAGCGGTATTGCAGGATTGAGCGGATCATTATTACAGCAGTTCGCAGGAGTAATGGCTATCATAGGTTCAGTAGTTACTTCTTGGAATTTTCTTACAGCTATTAGAAACGAACAAGTTTTAAAAAGTTTGTACGAAAAAAGTAAAGAAGAAGTAGCTAAACTAAAAAGAGAGGGTCAAGGATACGATGAATACAACAAAGGATTTCTAAACTTATCTAAATACAACATAGATATAGATACTGGTCAAGGGATAGAGGATATGTACACGGTAGCTACTGCTCAGCATTGTTATATGATGCTTGAATCAGGTAAGTACTACCATTTACAGAACGAAGAATATCAAAATTTATATGAAAGGTACTAAATGAATGGTTTAGCAGGAACATACAGGAATTTCCCTAATACATATTCAAATAATTTTAACAACTACTGGAATCAGAACTTATCGGATTGGACAAGTTCTTTAAGTCAAGCAGACTTAGCTAAGTTATCCAATAATGCTCAAGGGTTAGCTAGTTCTGCGAATAATATTCAATGGGGAGTAAGAGGTCCAGAGTTTTCTCAGGGCTTATCTCCTTCAGTAACTAATTCAAGCGTTGCCGATACGTCTTGGTGGGGTCAGAATGGAGGACTTATAAAAGATGTCGGTGGAGCAGTAATGAGTACCGTAGGAGCTATAACGGCTTTTAACGATATGCTTAGAAACAATAGAACATTTAAAGAACAGAAAAAAAATTATGAAATGCAAAGAGAAATAGCTAGAGAGAACTTAGCTATGCAAAGAGCGGAATATAATAGACTTAAATCTAATAGGGCTAACTTATCTAAAGCATACGGAGCATAGTTATGGCTATATTTGATCCTCAACGCCAAATGGCTATACCGCATTTTCAAACGCCTCAGTACTACAGCGACTTAGATACCCTAGCTAAGCTACAAAAACTATTTGATTCTCAAGCCGAGGCAAAGCGTCAAGAGGAGCTTCATCCGTTTGAGCTAAGTAAAGCTGAAAAGATGAATACTCGCTTAGATATTATGAATGAAGCTGGTAGGCAAGATATAGACTTCGACAAAGAATTACATCCTATAGAAGTACTTTATCGAAAAGCTGTAGCAGACAGTGCAAAAGCTATTGCTGACTTTGATCAACGTACCCTTGAACCTAAAATAGCAAATCAATTAGGAGAGTATAAACATAATGTCGATAAACGTCCTTTAGAGTTAGATAAGATAAAAGCTGAAATAAACTCCTCTAACGCTAGTGCATACGCTTCTAATGCAAGTGCAAAAGCATCTAATGCAAATACGGCTAGACTTAACTGGCTTTTAAATCAAGATCAACTTGCCGCTAAGGAATTAGCAGGGTTTAGAGAATACGTTAAAAATGTTACTGGATATACTCCAGAAGAACTTAATTTCAATATTGCAAAAGAAGAATCTGAAAGACTTAAACAACGTCAGCAAAAAGAAGATACTCTTCTAGAAAATTCTAATTTAGTATTTGATCCAGAGCAAAAAAAATTCGTAGTAGTTCCTAACACATCTGCTCAAAACAGTAAAGATGGTATAACTCAAGCATACCTAGATGCCGCAGCGTTTAGTAATAAAACTAACGGAGCTACTTACAAGCCTTGGAATGTACTTTCTCCACAAGATCAAAAGACTTTAGAGGAAGCTTATCAACTCTTTGGAAATAATCCTCAAAAGATCTCTGCTGTCATGAATGGGCTACAGCTAACTAATGGAACTACTACTCTACCTAAAGAAGCTGAGGAAGAAGCAGTTAAAGTAGCTGAGGAGCTAATGGCTGGAAGACAACAGCAGAGTAATCTTACTGATGTAGCTCAATTAGTTTCTCAATCTATGAAACAAGGCAATGCAGATAAGCTCTATGATAGAGCTACTCAAGGAGACCCTAACGCTATAGCTGCATTGCAGTTTATGGTAGAAAACAATCCTACGGCGACTAAAGCTTTTTACTTGAATCCAAAAACTAAAGAGATGCAAGAACTTCCTCAAGGCTATGGTAACTATATAAATCAAAACACTAACGGAGGACTTGCAAAGTCCGGTGTAGCCAACGGAGTATATTATCAAAGACCTTTCGAGTCTTTGGAACACGTAAGTAAGAATATTCCCGGAAATGTAGGAATATACAAAAATACCAGCGGACAAGTTCAGGATTTACCGGAAAGAGGATCTGATTATTCAGAGAATGTTAGGCTTATCCAAAACGTTACAAAGTCCTTAGATAAACCTATATATCATAACGGAGAAAAGACTAAAGAAATGATAGCCGGAAAGGTGGGAAGATTTATTACGGATATTAAATTTTCTTTACCTAAAAAAGATCAAGAAGCTTTTGACGATGCTTTGAAAGATTCAAAGAACGGCAGATATGCTCAAGATATGGTAGGATTGCTTACATACTTTATAAATACTCGTGGAGACCAAGGTCTAAATGTAAAAGGTAGCCCTACATTTGCTAAAGCAGTACTTGCATTTGCACAAAGTAGAGATAGTAAAGAATATCAAAGTATTCTAAAATCAGGAGATTTAGAAGCTTTCGGAGAAAAGGCAAAAGAAGTTGCTTATATTCTTGACGATATGAGAGGAGCTTATGAAGAAGTTTCTAGGAGTAGAACTTCAGATGGTTCTTTACCTACCTATTATAACATTCTTACGACGAACAAAGATAGCATAAGACCTACGGTAAACGACGAAAAAACTAATAAAGAAGAAAAGCTAGATATATCTCTTAGATACGTAGATCCGACCATGGCTAAAGAAATTTTAAAAGTAATGGAAAGAAAAGCTAGAGAAAGAAACGCGAATGAATAACCTAGAACTTATAGTTAGATGTTACATCTAGATTAAATTATATCAAAAGCCAAGAAGAAGAAAGAATAAAATAAATAGCGAAAGTTAAGAAAATAACAAAAGACCAGTTCTTAACTTTCTCTATAATTTTCCTATTTTCTTGGAGTTTTATATAAGTAATACACCACGCTATCAAAAGCAATGGAAAAAGTAATATAAATTCCCATTTAAAAAAAGGTTACCACTTAAATAAAAACGGAGAAGGTTGTTTTGGTCTTGAAGGAAAAAGAGTTACGATGAATCAGGTGGTTAGTTTATACAAATTTGATGGATTATCCGACTTTGAACCTTACGATATTAATTTAATTTTTGAAAAAGCCTACTATTATTTATTAGTTTTGCCCGAGCCTATTGAAACATCAAAATTTTCAAAAGAAATATTTGATTTATTTTCGGATGCATTAAATAGCAAATAACTTTAAGCAAGCCATAACAAGTAGGTTGGATCAAGACCCAATAAAGCCTGTAAGGCCATCTCTGAAACATCCGTTCTTTAACAATCCAATCCCATTACCAATTGATGCGGTATTATGAGCCTGATGCCGGGAGGTTTGTGAATCAGGATCCGATTCGGTTGTTGGTTGGGGAGAATTTGTATACTTTTTCTCCTAATACACAATCTTGGGTGCATTTTTTAGGTCTTAGCGGTGTTTTTTTACAGACATGATCCAATTATATATTGGTAAAGGTCCTTTATCACAAATGAGACGATCAATTAGGTATAGAACTGGGCCTAAACAATCAAATCCAATGTCTAAACCTACTGCTTGTGTCCATGTTAAATTAAAAAGCGATAAAATGGCACTTATGGTAGAAGCCAGATTAATGGCGATTCATAATGAAAAATTGAATCCATCATTTATGAACAAAATACTCTCAAATGGTGTAAAACTATATGCTGATAAAAATACTACTGCTAGAGAAAGAAATATAGCCGCTCGTTACGCAAAAGTAATTAATCAACGAATGGAAAATGTTAAATCAGGAAAATGCAAATCTGCTTGTTAACTTTTAAATAGAAGGTGTAAATATCTATTAACCGTTCATGTATTAATCGAGGTATATTATGAAAACCACGTGTGGATATAACAAACATATTAACTTAGTAGAAGTTCTACCTAATTATTTGAACGCTGGAATTAAGCAGGCAAAATTATATAAATGCGGGCTTCGAATCATGGGGAAACTTAGTGCATTATTTTTAGATTCTGATAAGATTGTAAATCCTGTAGATCTTGATTTTTCAGATTTAAAAAAATATCCTGAACTACCATACATTGCTATAGAAAATGATTTTGAAATTAAAAATATTTACAATCTTGAGACATTATACTCGCTAGAGCAACTTGAAACCTTATTGCTACAAAAAGCCTTCGACATTGATATATCTCTTATTAAAAATTTAAAGGATATCAGATTCGATTACTCAAGAAAAATTAAGAATGTAGGCAAATCTCACAAACTGGAAAGATTACATATCTGGTCTTACAAAGGTAAAGATCTAAGTGAATTTCATGAACTTACAAACTTAAAAGATCTTCTGTTAGTACGACCAAGTATCAAGTCATTAGACGGAATTGAAAATATGACTAATCTAGAAAAAATCGAAATATGCTATGCGAGAAACCTAGAAAATATTTCTGCCCTTGAATCACTCCGTAGTAAACATGAAATTAAATATATTACTTTACCTAATAAATTTCGAACTTAAACAAATTATCTTGTTAAGCCGCAGTTAGGGTAAATATCCAACGAAGCATCAAGGTTGTCTGAAAAATGAAGAAGTTTCAGAAACGTCATTCCTGCATGATTTAAGCAGGAACGACCTCGAAAACCAAACCCGTTTCGTTTGAGACGGCAGCCATTTGCTGCAGGAAGTCCACCCGGACGGCAAACATACCTATATCTACATCGATCCCGACAGCTACGAACCCTTCGTACCGGTCCGCAATTGGACAACCGAAGACGGCGAAAGCCGCCAACAAATCCACTACTGCCAAAATGGAGAGAAATCTTAGTCAAAAAGAAATAATGGGAATGGTACATTTTCTTGGAAGAAATACAAAGATAATGTGCCAGTACAACATAGGAAATAGTATCATGACAACTTTAGAAAATAAGATCTTTACTTTAAAACAGAATCATTTAATGAAAAAAATG